AATAGGTCAAAGTTTAGTGCACTAGCAAAAGCAATGCCTAGGACTCCCCATTCTTTAATTGTTAATACTGGCTCTCTAACAATTGACCCATTCATAAAATAAGAAATACCATTGTATGGAGAATTTGTTGCTAGGCTTGTAGCGTATATTCTTGCTCTAGTTCCTTCTGGATTATCTGCCACCATATAAAACTTTATGGTATCTGCCTTGTATTTTATTTCAAATATTTCTGTTGGTGTAATTGGGAATGCATCTTGATCGTATCTCATCCAAACCTGGGAAGCACTAATACGATAGTTATCTGCAATATTTTCATTAATTGGAATAGAGATACCCCGACTTACAAGTGGGTCAAAACTTCCACGTACCTCTACTCCAGATGTTCTATTTAAATAAAGGTATGGGGTACTTCCTTTATATATACTAAATGGATTTTTAGCCTTATAGTCAAAATATAGTCCAGACCTTGTGTATGGGAACATATCAATACCAAATCTTGTACCAACTGGATTAAACGAGTTATCATTAAATGCTTGTGATGCAATTTCTAATTTTCTTAGATTAATCGGCTTTCTCAATATGCCACGAATATTAAAGTCAAGGTGGTAGACAAGTGCAAGATCATTAAAGTCAACTGTCTTTGTAGGATAAATCAAAGTATTATCAACAACTTCAAACTTTGTAGATAACCAGTGAGGATACTCGTCCATATCAATTATTGCATCCTCTTTTGCTGGAAGAACTGTCGCAAAGTCGGTCTGTGGTGCATTTGCTCCTGATGCTATATACTGAAAAGTAATATAACTTCTAATAGATGCACCTTCTGTATCATATTCATAATATTTTTCTGCTCTTTGTGCCATATCCGCATAATCATTCCAACCAGTAAACAAGTTATTGTCTAGTTGTAGATATGTTCTTTGTACTGGGTGAGCGTATTCGTCTTTTAATTCTTGATAGGTCCAAGAACTTGTTGTCTCATACTCTTTTAATTTTGTAGGAGAAGGGTAGCCAATATTAAATTGCAAGAAGTCAAGGTCGTAGTATGTATTTCCAACATCGTTTGACACATACTTTGCAAAATATGACAATGGCATGTAGTCTTCCCAATACCCCGCAACGCCTATGTCTAAAAAGTAAGAGCCGTATGCCTGCTGTGGAAGTAGTGTATAACTTGCAGTATGTTCTAGCAAGGCTATTGCATTTGCTGACTCTTCTGATCCAGTTGCTAAGTAACTATCAACAATCGCTGTTCCATTATCTTCAAAGTGACTTGTTAGTTCTACCGCATTATATGATGTTGCTAAACCAACAGAATAAATGTTTCCAGTAAACTGGTAAATGCCTTCTGCTTCTCCACCAACATACATCTGCAAACCATTTTGATTACCAAAGAAGGAAGAAACATTTCCTCCAAATGAAGCAACTAGTGTTTTAATCTCAATTCCTGCTGCAAATTTTTCATTAGAAACAATTATTCCACTGGTGTATATCTCTTCTTCAACGCCATTAAAAAATAAATAATAGTGAACTTCGTCTAGGTCTTTTCTTATACTAAAGTAGTTTCCAGTAAGCGGATTATATATCTTAAAAAGCGTTTCTTCTGTTAAAAGATTGTCTGATGAAAATACCCCATATATTGTATGAATTTCATCACTTAAAACATTAAATGCTGGAAAATTAATGTAACAGTTTTGAGAGTTCCAAGTGTTGTTTGGTCTAAATGTTACAAAGTCATAATCTAATGGGTCCTGTATTAGTTTATTGTCTGCATATAGGTTTTGTATTGTTTTTGTTCCAAGATTAATGTCTGGCAAAGAATACTGAGGAGTTGTTAAAGAATTAGATGTTGTGGTTAAATTATCAAAAGTGCCTTGATCCCATTGTGCAAAATCTGGATAGTTGTAGTTTGATACATAGTCTGCAAATGGATAATCAATAAATGCTGCAGTTCCACCATATGCTGAGTTAATTCCTTCTGGAGAAAGAACTCCTTGTCCATAAACCCATCTTCTTTTTGCAACATTTATCGCAACTGAGTATGGATAAACAGCAACACAGTCAATCTCGATTGGTGTTACGTCTGTATAGGCATAGAAGCCAAGCCAATCTTGATTATCTCCAGATTGATTAACGATGTCTGGTAGGTCTAACGTATCTGTATTAATTGGTAAATTAATTACTTCTTCGCCATTTAATAAAACTGTTGCATTGTTTCTAATTATTCTAACATGAATAAGCATTGGCCTAAACCATTCACCAACAAAGTGTGATGCAAACTCTGTTCCTATAACAAGTGTTAAAAATCCTGATTCTACATATATTCCATCTGTAGAAGAAATTGGACCAAAGATTCTTTTTGCTATATAAGCATTTGAATTAATTCTTGTCCAAAACTCTACTGTGTATTCTTTGTACTGGCCTGACTTATTTAAAAATCCTTTTCCAGGGACAATTAAAGATGGTTGATTATTTGAGTTGGGTGTCATTCTTGTAATGTTGCTTGCACCAAATACCATTGGCACTCCGCTATTTCTAGCAAGAAGTGCATTATTGTTTGCTAAATAGTATCCAACTTCTCCTGCAAGTCCATAAGGATCTGCAGGAATGCCCTGAGTTGAAGGAATTGCAATTGTTGAAGGAATAGTAGTTGGGGTTACTCCAAGAGATGTTGTGTTAAACTCTTCTGACCATTGACCTGCAGTTATTCCATTAATATAAAAATCGTAATCTCCAGCACTTCCACCAGTTGCATAGGTTAATTTTATGACTACCTGAAAGTCTGTATTTTCATCTACAATATCAAAAGTACCAGAAACAAAACTCCAAGATTGAAAAACGGAAGTTGTAAAAGAATCCAACTCTTCAATAGGCAAAGAAGTGGTTGTATCAATATACCTAAATCCTATTTGAACAGATTGCAAATAAGCACTGTCAGAATAAAAGTATGATCCAATAGAAAAAGATCCAAGATCTGTGTTTAAATCTTGAAAATTAACTAAGTCTGGACTTATTAAGGTAACTGTTTCTGTTGCACCAGATGGTACATCTCCTTGAACAAGAGTTGTATAACTATCTGGAAATGGCTCTCCAGTAACTCCAGCAGCAGATGTTACAGATGCATTGGTTACAGTCCAGCCAGAAGATATATTTCTTTGCTGTTCTGTAATAAGAGTGATATAGTCAGCCGCATCGTCCAAAGCCCAAAGAATGGTTGGGTGCTCAGAATAAATCTTTTCTGCATATAAGTTAGACGGCTGGGACATGTTACTCCTTAGCCTTTATTATAGCATTTTAGAGTTTTATTTCGCACACATCTGTGGTGCAATATGCCTCGCCCATAGCCTCAAGGTTGTCAACACCATCATAAATTGCATCCCAATTAATCTTCTTGATTTGACCAAGATGTGCCTCATACTCGTCTTTTGTAATTTGAGTATATGGTTGTTGAGGATAGGTATGATTTCCCATTGGTAAAAATGATACAGCCTTGAGTTGCCCCTCATACATATGAAGTGCTGGGGCAACATGCTTTGCCTCTGTTTCTTTATCAAATGAAAGGGTAACAGAAACACCATTATCTGACCAATACTTTTGAGCAGTTGCAGCAAGAGCAATCTTTTCAAACAATGTTACATCCTTTTCAGAACGTGGGTGTCCTGAATGTACTGGGAAATATACTACTTGAGTATTTGCTGATACAAGGTCTTTTTCAATCTTGTACCCCGCTGCTTTAAATAAATGAAGCATTGGATCTGTTTCACCAAAACGAATAGCACGTAGGAAGTATTCTCCTCCTGGTCCCCAGTGAACTCCAGGTGTTGCACCAGAAAGAATTGAAACAGAGCCTGATGGCTTTACTGTTGTTACACGAATTGATTCACGTACACATAGCCACTCTGAATACTTGTGGTCATAGTGACGAATCTTTTCATAGCCTTCGTCCATCCACTCACGAGTTGTTGGAAGTCCTCTTTCATCTGCAAAAGATGCAATACCTGTTAGAGATGTTCCAATACGACGATTACGTTGCATGATACCGTTTGTCTGCTGCCAATGTGTTGGAAGCAGTGTTACAGTCTTTCCATAAAGATATGCAAACTTCAATGTCTTGAGGAAGTCTTCCTTGGTTTCATGGCGATTTAGGTGCACTTCTACAAGTGTACAAAGTTCGTATGATTCCAATGGCTGCTCCGCACAAGGATTGAAGCCCATTACACGGAAGTCTTTTCCGTCTGCTGGATCTTTTAGTCGACCATAATTCCTGGCAACATCAAGCCAAATAAAACCTGGCTCTCCATTGTCAACAATTAAATCTACATATTTTTCATAATCCATTCCTACGTTTGCAGAAATAGAATTATTAGACATCCATGCCCAACCTGGGTTTTTTGGATCAAATGAGTTTCTTTCAGGAAATGCTTCTGCATTTTTTAGATTAATAAAATCTTGATCTCCTGGTGCACCTAAAGCAAGTGTAGCAGAACGACGTACATTTCCAGAAACAACACATGTACCAATAAGATTTACAACATCTGTAATTGCACGAGAATCTAACTTCTCTCCTGCTCTACCGCCAATAACTTTACGAATACGTGTATGGAGGTCAATCAGTGGCTGTGGACCGCTTGCAACCCCTCCAAAGCCCTTAATAGGGGCACCTAAAGGACGGATCAATGAGTAGTCAAACTCCTGAATGCTTTGATTTGGGCGTAGAAAGGAATTTAGCAAGAATCTAACAGATTCAACCCATCCCTCACGGGTATCTGGAATCTCATAGGTAGAGGATGGCTCTGTTGGTGCATAAATTGGATATTCTTTTTCAGCACCGACGGTATCAAATCCAACTCCAATACCCAGCATTAATGCATCCATCACCCATGCAAATAATGCACCAGGATCATTACGATCAATGTCACGAGTGGAAACCATTGCACAATTTTGCAATGCTGCAGAGTTCTTCTTTTCCATAGTCATAGGGGTGCCGAATGTCCACATACCGCGACCTGGTGGAGTCCACTTAAGATTAAACATACGCTCATAGGCTTCTTGTGCAGACTTCTGAGCCTTGTTATCATTCCAGGGAAGTCTGTTTTCCTTAGCATGGTTCTTTTGAACTGAGTACATACCCTCAATTACACGCTTACAAACCTCATGCCATCTTTCTTTTGTTCCGTCTTCCTTGATTCTAGAATAGGTGCGAATGAAAGTGATTTCTCCTAAAGAGTTATTGCCTGCGTCTGTAAAGCCAAAAGGAGGCTCAACCTCCTTGTATTTTGCAATAAAATCATCTAACAAACGAAAAGAAAAGATATCTGACATTGAATTTGTAAACCTCTCACTAAAAATAATAATAGAACTTTACATATTGTAAAGTAGTCTAAGTATATCACATGATTATATTATTTTTTTACGCTTAATTTAAAACATTAAGTATAAAGTAAAGGTTTAGTACTTTTGATTTTACAAAGTAATTAACTAATTACAAGTCCAGACTTACCATCTTTAACTTCTCCCCATGTAAGGGCTGGTAAGGCTGCTGATATTGCTGTATTGTTAATCTTGTAAGACTTACCTGTAAGCAAATTCATATGCTCAGAAGATGTCCAAGCATCTGTTGAATCTACCCAATTAAAAGTTTTATTTGTTGTTCCTAATAGAGTTATACCGCCACCATCTGCACCAACATCTGATGTATTTCCATATGCAAGAGTAATATTTTTATCTTCTACCTGTAGGTGTGCTGTGTCAATTGTAGTAGTTGTTCCATTTACAGTTAAATCTCCAGTAACTACAAGATTGTTTGCTGCTGTTACTGTACCATTTAGAGTAATATTAGATGTTGCTCCAGAAGAAGAGCCAATAGTAATTGCTGTGGTTCCACCTGTTGATCCAGTTCCAATATCAATTGTTTTGGTTCCAGATGTTGTTGCACCAGTTGCAATTCCAACTATACCAGTTGTTCTTGCTGATCCTCCGCCAATCGTAAGATTTCCTGATGTTTGTTGTGTACCAAGCGTAATGTTAGCACTAGTTGATGTGCTTAACAAGTTAACAGATGTGGTAGTATTTGGTCCATTTACTGTTGAAGGTAATACTACTGTTCCAGTAAATGTTGGGGAAGCAGCAGGAGCCTTAAGATCAATCTGAGTCTGAATTGCAGAAGTAACGCCATCTACATAGTTTAACTCTGTTGCAGTTGCTGTAACTGCTACATCCTCATTAATTTTTGGAGATGTGAGTGTCTTATTTGTAAGAGTGTCTGTTGTTGCACGACCAACAAGTGTGTCTGTTGAATTTGGCAGGCTTAGAGTTATATCTGATGCTGGCTCTGTTACAGTTAGAAGTGTTTCAAAATCATTTGCTGTTGCACCCTCAAAAACAACTGAAAGAGCAGTAATAACATTTTTATTTCCATCAAGACCTGCAACACCATCTGCTGCATTCTTTTCTGTAGAAGCAATTGCCCCAATTTCATTTGGTGTTATATCTGCTGCTGCTTGATAATAATCTAGTTCAGACCAGAGAGACTCGCCATCTCCAATTTTGAAAGAAGTAAGTGTTGAGTTATACCCAATTTCTCCTTCATTAAGGATTGGATCTGCATCATTCCATTCAGAGGTCGTACCTCTACGCATTTGAATTCTAACAGACACAGTAAACCTCCATATTATGTTTAATTATAGCAGAATTTGTCATGCTGCTGCCCCGCCATCAATAGTCATTGTAAATGATGTTGTGGCTGGTGAGCCACCATCTAGTGATGTTCCAAGCCATGGGCCAACAGGACCATTACCCTGATATGTATAAACATCTTGAACAAAACCATCTGCATTGTGGTTGTGATCTGTAACTGAAGCGGTATCATCATAATTAGCCATTGCATACCAAGTACTAGAATAATAGTAATAAATTCTATTTGTATTTGTATCTAAATGCATTGCACCATTTGATGGACTAACTGGAAATGTACTGCCAACAGTAATTGCACTTCCAGTAAACGCTGTAGTCTGTACAGAGTTATCAGGGAATGTAACTCCAGTGGCAACCTTAAGTCCTTGTCTTACAACAAAGTCTTTATTATTAGTCGTCACTGAAGTTCACTGTCCCTTCAGTCCACATTACGCTTCAATAAGCGTCTTGTGAACCTTTACTGTAGTACCATCTGTAGATGTAACTAGTAGGCGGACGTTGCCACCTGAGAAGTCAGCATCTGTTGTTCCAATTTGAGCATTGCTAATTACATCAGCATACTCTGTTAAGTAAACATTATCGTTGCCATCAATTGTTACTAGAACCTCTAGAACCTCAATGTCATTTCCGTTTGTCATTTGAACAATATACTTTGCTGTGCTGTATGTTGTTGCTGACCATGTATCAACTACTGTTGCACTTGTTGTGCTTAGGCTAGTTGTAGCAGTACCGATAAGTGCATCTGTCAAAGTTACTGAACCTGCTGTAAGTGATCCAGTTCCAACAGAAAGTCCTGCAAATGTTGGGCTAGATGTTGCAGCAATGCTCTGTGGAAGAGACAGAGTTACTGATCCAGTAGATGCAGAAACAGTTACTTGATCTGCTGTTCCAGTAAGACCTGTTACACCTACGTTAGTAATTGTTAGAATATTTGATGTTGATGCATATGAAGCAGTAATTCCTGTGCTGCCTGTAACGGCATTACCGAATGCGTCTACTGCAGTTTCAATGTCTGATGTAAGAGCAACAGTTCCTGTAGCATTTGGAAGTGTAAGCGTACGATCTTCTGTTGGGTTTGTTACTGTAAGTGTGGTCTCAAAATCATCAGCACTTGATCCTTCAAACACGATGCTTGAATCATCTAACTTAAGTCCAGTTACAACTGGTGTTGTAATTGTTGGGCTTGTTAATGTCTTGTTTGTAAATGTCTGTGCTGTTGATAGGTCTGCAGTAATTGTTGTATTAATGCTAAATGAGTTACCAGTTAATGTTAATCCGTTTCCAGCAACAAATGTTCCTGCTCCAGAGAACTGTGAAAATGTGATGTTTGTTTCGCCAAGAGTTACAGTGTTATTTGTACAAACAAAGCCCTTGTCTGCGTTTGAAGTTCCTGCTTCAACAAATGTAAAGGCTGAAGGAAATTCAGAACCAGTGTTCATGTCTGCTGATCTAGTAGGTGCGCCTGATGCTGCAACTACATAAATACCATTAGCAGTTTCATCTGTTTGATTCTTAATAAGAATACGATCACCAGTTGCAAGAGTTACACCATCGATTACGCTTCCGTTATCAAAATCAGTAGCGAGTGTTCCATTTTCTGTTGTAGCAACTCTTACAGATGCCTTAACATCTAGTCCCTGTGCAACAGAGTCTACGTATGCCTTTGTTGCTGCTTGAAGATCTTCTGTTGGAGCGGCATTAAGAGTAACTGTTCCTGGGAATGTTACTGCGCTTGGAAGTGATAGTGTGATATCTCCAGTTGTTGCACTTACTGCAATCTGATTAGTTGTTCCAGAAACACTTGATACTCCAGATGTAATGCTTACTGATCCACCAAGAGAAATTGCGCTTCCATTAATTGTAATAGAAGAGTTTGTAAGTTTTTCATTTGCAATTGATCCTGCAAGCATTGTATTTGTTACTGAACCAGTATCGCCTGTTGTTACAACAGTACCAGTTACGTCTGGCAAAGTTATTGTACGGTCCGCAGTTGGATTTGTTACTGTAAGTGTAGTTTCATTGTTATCAGCACTTGATCCTTCAAAAACAATGCTTGAGTCTGAAATAGCAAGTCCTGAAATAACTGGGCTTGTTAGTGTTTTATTTGTAAGAGTTTCTGTGCCAGCAATAGTTGCAAAATCAGCATCTGTTAGTGCGGAATTAAATTCTGCAAGAGTACCAGTTACTGTGTTTGTAGAAAGAGAAATAGACTTATTTGTAAGTGTTTCTGTTTTTGATGCTGTTGACTTAGCGTCTAACTGTGTTTGAATTGCTGATGTAACTCCGTCTACATAGTTAAGTTCAGTAGCAGTTGCTGTAAGCACTACATCTTCGTTAATCTTAGGAGAAGTTAAAGTTTTGTTTGTAAGAGTATCTGTTGTTGCCTTACCTACCAAAGTATCTGTAGCATTTGGAAGGGTTACTGTTACATCTTGTGTTGGCTCTGTAACAAGAAGAGTTAATTCATAATCATCAGGTGTTGCGCCTTCAAATGTAATTCTATCTGCAAATGTTGGTGTTGTAGATACTGTTGCAGTAATCTTTCCTGATGTATCATTATATGAAAATGAGATACCGCTCTGAGCGCCATCAAACATTGCTGCCGTGGTATCTTGTAGAAATTCTGTAGAGGCTTCTGTAAGGACTGTTGATCCATTTACGGTAGCCGATGCGCCTTCAACTACGAGGCCATTTTTAATGCGAAAGGCTTTGTCGACTGTAGCCATTTACTTCTCCTTTAGGTCAGGCCTTCAAACCTGTACGGTAGAACCGTATGGTCATCGGGCTTAATGCTGGTGTAACTGTCATGCTAATTGTACCAGAATTTAAATTAGCAGTGATATTTCCTACATTGCTATTTGTATTAGCAACAGAGGCAAATTCTGTAATATTTTGATTGGTACCATCAAAAACTATGTTTATTTCTGCACTTCTATATGAAGAAGATCCAGCATGGGACATTTGAACCATGTATTTGATTGTTCTCCAGGTAGATGTGTCTATTGTGTCAAATACTGTTGCTGATTCAATACCGTTGATTGTTACGGAGTTGTTTCCATCTCCACCAAGGGAGTCTGCTCTGTATGCGGTCGTATCAATTAAATCAGAAAAGTCTGAACCTGTTGGCCTGTCGCCAGTCTCAAATTTTGCTTTAAGGGTGTTTATTGGTAGAACGGCCATATCTTAGATTATATCATAAAATATAGTTATTTAGTCCGATGATGGCTATACCAATCGGCGGTACATTAATTGGAGAATAGGCTGGAACCGTTATATTAGTAATTCTAATCTTAAAAGGAAGTTCACTTATTACTAAGGCCTGGCGTTTTTTACATGTTGAATTTACTTCTATTACTCTATTGGCTTCAGTATTAATTACTTTTGCTAGAGCCATTTTTAAGTAATATCTTCAATCATTTTAACCTTGCCCTGCAAAACTGTCCAAACAACTGCATTACCGCTATTGGCCATCTGAATATCAAACTCGTCATCTGTTTCTAAAAGTTCTGTTTCATCATATTCAAGATAAACTGTGAACTCTCCGTCTGGCTCGCCTTCTTCTGCAGAAGGTGTTACTGTTAAAATTACAGAAGATGTGTTTGGTCTAGCAAAGTCCATTGTAATTGTCCAGTCTTCAATTATTAATGGATCGCCAGCATCATCTTGTACATACATTTTAAAAGATGCTGTATCTCCTCTAACAATTGTCCAGATAGATTGTGGTGGCTCTGAACCAATTTGATAAGGTGTTTGACTTCTATACTGTGCCATTATGATAATCCTGCTTTCATTGATCCCCACGTACCATTGCCTTTAAAAGATCCTACAAGAATAACACCAGTAGTGCTATTTGATTTTGCAACAATTCCAACTACTCCAGAATTTGTTGTAGCGGTAATTGGCTGAGTTGCTGTAAGACCACCGCTTGATCCAACATATAGCCTATCTCCAGCGGCATAAGAAGAAGTATTAACTCCAGTAAATACACCTGATATAACAACAACTCCATCATTACCATTTCCAATTGCAGATTGTGCTAATCCAATTACTGGAAATGTAGCAATGCTTGATGCTTGTGATTTTGCTACTCTTGGTTTGCTGGTACCAAAACCTGATATGTATACAGGATCACCTTTGGCAATAGAATCACCACTATTATTTACAACTTCTAATGTATGAAATGGCAATCCAATTGTAGGTAAAATAACCTCAATACGCTCAGCAAGTGATTGAATATCCCCTGCTACGTTTACAGGGTCTGAGTTAACTGGATACGGTAAATCATATACCGTTGTTTCGCCTGATGCCATAGTCTTATTATTATACCACTTGCAATTAAAATAATTTTGATTATTATTACGTATATTTGACTTAAAAGGCCAAAAGATGCTATAATTATCTTATGCTACTGAGAAGTAGCATTTGTAGTCTAGGAGGAAAAACTTGAGAGACAACAAAATACTATCGGGGGTTCTTGTAACATTGCTTACTTTAACATTATTAAATAATGGTCTTGGTATTGCACATGCTACAAAGAACAATTTACTAAGTAGTACCGCCGTAAGCCAACCTGCCGCCGACAAAGCGGCTTTTTTGCTTTCTAAGCCTACTACTGATGTGGTGCTTGCTAAGTATGCGGACGCTACAAGTTTGACTGACAGCCAGTTGGTTGAATTACTGAAAGCCGTTGGATTTAAGGGACAAGGATTAAAGACTGCTTGGGCTGTTGCCAAAGCGGAATCAAATGGTCGCCCTTTTGCTTTCAATGGCAACGTTAATACGGGAGACTCTTCATATGGAATCTTCCAAATTAACATGATAGGTAATTTAGGTCCAGATCGTAAAGACAAATTCAATCTTGATTTAAATGCTGAACTCTTTAGCCCAGTTAAGAATGCTCAAATCGTGTTACACATGACAAAAGGCGGTACTAATTGGAGTGCTTGGTCATCCTATAAAAAGGGTGCCCATTACAAATGGTTAAAGAGATTTCCCAATAATTTAATTTAAGGGATAAAAAATACCCCCATTGGAGAATATCCTTTGGGGGTTATTTTTTTATTTAATTATTATACAACTGGATCATTTTCTGGATCTAGTGTTGGTTCTGGCATTGGTGGATTCTCAAACACTCCATCAGCATATCCAAGACCAATTATTGCTGGATTTGCATCAGTGTATTCTACACATGTTAAACCAGTTACCTGTTCAGCAATTTCTTTTGATTCAGCAACAATTGTATTTTCTACCTTGTTGTTTTCGTCTAATACCGCAAAATTTCCCATGTTATTCTCCTATCTTGTAAAATTTTTGACCATCCCATTTGCCGTGTAAATGGGCTGGACTATTTTCTAATGTCATTTCTACTAAATGTGTATACCCTTTGTCTTCAGCATCTTTTATCATGTTGTCATAAGGTATTTCAATATAGTAGTCTTTTACTATTCCGTTTTGTATTGCAGCCCACATTTTAGTAGTATACCAAAACTTGTCCTGTAGCACCTGCTCCGCCTGCGCCACCAGTTACAGGACCGCCAGAGTTGTTGTTTGATGTGATTCTTGCTCCACCACCGCCGCCACCGCCACCTGTAGTTCCTGCACCGCCTGCTGTTCCAGTACCAGCACCAAAACTTGCTGCACCACCTGCGCCGCCACCTGGAAGTCCTGCTGCACCGCCTGCACCATTGCTGCCAGCAGGGAAATTACCGTTTATGCCTTGACTTCCTCCGCCGCCGCCGCCGCCGCCTGCTTTTGAAGTAGCGTTTCCAATAGCACCGCCGCCGCCGCCGCTGTTACCCATATCTGCACCCGCAGCACCTGCACTACTTGTTCCGCCTGCACCGCCTGCACCGCCTCCAGGTGAACCTCCTTGTGATGCGCCACCACCGCCACCACCGCCACCTGAGCCGCCAGAACCACCTGCACCGCCTGCACCGCCGTTTGTGCTGCCAGCAGAGCCACCACCGCCACCTGCAGTATTTAAGTAAGCAAAAATAGTAGTTCCACCAGCGTTGCCAGCATTTCCACCAGAAGCGCCTGCAGTATTTAATGTTGGTGGTGTGCCAGGAGTGCCTCCAGCACCAATGGTAACTGCTTGCGTAGTAGAGGAAAGAAGTAGTTGTCCAAATGAAGTTCCGCCGCCTGCGCCGCCACCGCCACCACCTGTACCTGCATCATTAGTAGTCCATCGCACACTACCTGGACCACCTGCACCGCCGCCGCCTGATACAACAGCATAAACAACTACAGTTCCAGAATCAAGTGTAATTGTTGAAGAACTATTTACTGTATGTTTTAATGTAGGTTGAATTGCAGAAAAGGATGCACCAGATGCTGCTGGGATAATTGCAATAGCCATATTAAGATATCTCCACTCCAGAAATATGAAAATTAACAGTAGTTGCAGAAGCAAGACCTGTAATTGTTTGTGTTGTAGTAAGTACTTGTTTTAGATCAATATATACCGTCGCATTTGCAGCGATTGCTGTTGTTGTATGCAATGCAACTGAATTAAGTGCAAGTGTAAATGTTTGTGCAGATGCAGATGTGTTTGTTACTGCAATATTTGACACTACGGTTGTTGTTGATGAGGGTACTGTATATAGTGTTGTGCTTGATGTGGCTGCCGCTGTTCTAGCGAGTACTTTTGTTAATGTAGCCATTAGTTACTACCTTTCATGTTAGAGTGCTCCCATAAGAAGGAGTGTTAATTCATCTATGATACTTCCTGGTGCATTTGTTCCAGATAATACTATATCTCCAGAAACTGTTAGGCTTGTTAGTGTACCAGTTGAAGTAATAGATGAAAGGTTTCCTGTTGTTATTACTGTACCGTCAACATTTGGCAAAGTAATTGTTCTATCTGCTGTAGGATCAACTACTGTAAGAGTAGTTTCATTAGCATCTGCAGTAGAACCTTCAAAAACAATACTTGAATCATTTAGTGTTAAACCTGTTACAGTTGGTGTTGTAATAACAGGACTTGTTAAAGTTTTATTAGTCATTGTGAGAGTATTACTTGTTGTTGCTACTACTGTTGTATCAACAGAAAGAGTAACTGTTCCTGATGTACCGCCGCCTGAAAGACCAGTTCCAGCAGTTACACCATTAATGTCTCCATCATTTGCAACCCAAGCGGTACCATTATAAAATTGAATTTGATTAAGTGGTGATCCACCAGCATCTTGTCTTACAAAAACAAGAGTACCTGCAACTGGTGCTGTCAAAGCAGCATCACGGGCAGCAGGGTTTAGAAAATTATTAAAACCATCTCTTAAAATAACAGCAGCATCTGTAGTTACTGTATTTAAAAATGTTTGTGCGCCAGCCCATTCGTATCCTGCGGCGGTATCAATCTTGGCACCAACGGCATACCAAACACCATCAGTAGAAGTTGCTCCAGCCTGGAACATGTAGGTTGGTTTGCCGCTATTATCAAAGGTAATTGCCATAGTTTAAATTATAGCAGTTATTTCTGCTATCTCCTCATAGAAATTATACCACAAGACTACTTATATTCTTTTAGTTGCCTATACTGTGTTTTATAGGAATCAAAGAATTTGGTACGTAGTTTGTCAGTTATTTTGACCTGTTCGTTAAAATCTTCTATAGTGCCCATTTCCATTTGCCAAGCATCTCTCTTGAATGGAATGACCTGAGCCATCGGGGTACCTGCAGGAATTAACCCCTCAAACTTATCTGCCTCATTTAATACAAATGGAAAATTAACGGCAGCCTTATATTTATCTGTATCTACAACACCAGGAAGTATGGTGAATACAGATTCTCTATGTAATGGTTGTACAAATAGTGTTGAATACCCTGGAGGAGTTGCAATTGCCCAGGGATTAATCCATTTTGGATAAGAAAATGTATGAGCACCTCTGCTAGGGTGGTCTGGAGCCTGCTCTACTGGGTGAAACTGAATTGGACCAAGTGTAGGCCATTCGTAAAATGGTTGTGTTGGAAATTCTGACATATCTGTATTTTCATCTAGAATAGTTCCTTCTGGAACTTGTGGTACTTGCTTTACCCATACATCTACATAGGTAGTTAAAATATATCCACCTGTTATTGCATCAAAGATGGGCATACAGCGTTTTGCTGTTGCGCTTGTTCCTCCTTGACCAGTTGGTTTTTTCTCACCACTAATATAAGATTCTAGATTTTTATACCAATCAGGAATAATTTTATCTGCTGGTTTTGGACGGTATTCTTCAGGAACGCCTATTGTATCTGTAAATTTAATAACTGTCATTTTAATTCCCCCGAATTAGTAATCTCTCCTGCTTAAAAGTATACACTATTATACCGATTTATCCAAAATCAAATACGTTCTTAATGCATTATTTTATAAATGCATTATATTTTATCAATAAATTAATTATCCAGTTTTTCTATAAAGAATAATTTGTCCAGCAGCACCTACGCCGCCGCCGCCGCCAGGATTTGATGCTCCTCCGCCGCCGCCGCCGCCGCCGCCTGCTCCTGGAGCATTTCCAGCAGCACCTGGAGAACCAGTTGGATTTCCGCCCTGTCCTCCAGCGCCTCCGCTTGTTGTTCCACCAGCACCGCCTGCTCCAAAAGAGTTATAGAAGTTTTGAAAAGCGCCATTTCCTCCACCGCCACCCGCTCCTCCACGTGTATTCATTGATACTGTTCCAAGAACGGCTAGGTTCATTGAAAGATTTGCTGCATTTCCTCCTGCGTTGCCATTAACAATTGTTCCAAATTGTTGTCCAGGTCCTCCGTTTCCTCCAGAGGGACCAGTAGAGGCACTGCCGCCTACGGCATTTCCGCTTGCGGTTCCACCCTCCCTACCACTTGTAGAACCTCCGCCTGACCCACCTCTACCACCAATTACTGTAGCAATTGCAGTTCCTGCAACGGATAGTGAAGATGTTCCACCAAAATTTGTATTATTACCAGCAAAAGTATTTCCGCCTGCACCAACTACAAGTGCAACGACTTGTCCAGGAGATACTGGATGCTCACTAAATGTAAAGGCACCTCCTCCACCGCCGCCACCTGCTCCTGCTCCAGAACCATACGGACCAGCGCCACCTGATGCAATTCCACCACCACCGCCACCTGAAATAACAAATGCTGCAATTGCTGTTGTTTCTGCAGGTATTGTGTAATTGCTAGTTGTATTATATGTACCAACTAATGTATAAGCAGGTAGAACTGGGGTTACAGAATTAGATCCAGCAGATGCTGTTGAAGTTCCATTAGCGTTGGTTGCTGTAACTGTAAATGTATAAGCAGTACCATTGCTTAATCCTGATACTGTAATTGGGCTTGATCCTGTTCCTGTAAATGATCCAGGAGATGAGGTTGCTGTAAATGTAGAAATTGCCTTACCGCCTGTAGCACCTGCTGTATAAGTAACAGTAGCGGAAGCATTTCCACGAGTTGCAGTTCCAATAGTAGGGGCTTGTGGAACAGTTGTTGCTGTAATGCTTGAAGAAGCAGAACTTGCATCAGATGTTCCAACTGCATTAGTAGCAGTAACAGTAAAAGTATAAGAAGTATTTGACTGCAACCCTGTAACTTGTACAGAAGTAGAAGATGTTGTTGCTGTAAATGATCCTGGAGAAGATGTTACAGTATATGAAGTAATTGGTGCACCATTTGAAGAAGGTGCTGACCAAGTTACATCTGCTGCACCATTATTAAATGCACGACCTGTTCCTACATCGGTAGCAGAAACTGATGTTGGTACAGATGGCTTTCCAGCACCCTGAAAACCTAAACCTCTTACACCAACTTGTCTACCACCAATAATAGGCATTTAAAACTCCTTATGCAAATCTTGTTTGTGATCCAAAGGCTGTAAAAGTAGCCGAACCTGTCTTTACAATTGTAAATGAATAAATATCAATACTATTTGCATTACCAGCAGCAGGTGCTACACCATTTTGCCATTTTGGAGTAACTGCGTTTCCATCAATCTGAAATGCTGTTTGATAAAATGCAGGAGAACCTTGTGTTGCAAACATTACTACTGTAATTGAATCATTAGTTGTTAAAATTGAATCTAGAGATGTTGATGAACTACCACGAACATTTAATGTCCAGTTACCAGTAGCAGATGCTGTTGAATAATATACCCCAGCAGTTAGCACGTCTAGGTTTACCGTTCCTGTTGCAGCAGTTGCTGTAACTGTGAATCGCTCTTCTGGAGATAACATAACGTTACCTGATAACAATTTATTTGTTAGTGTTTGAGCAGTACTTAAGTCTACAGTTGTTGCAGTATCAATTGCAATTGTAGGAATTGGACCAGTACCGTTAGTTACTGTGATTCCTGTTCCTGAACTCACGGCGGTAATATCACCAGACTCAGTTGCATTAATCCAATTTGTACCATTATAAACTAATGCCTGATTTGTAGTAGGGGATGTAATAACAACATCACTTAATGCGTCCAGAGTTGTTGTTGCAATACCCTGCAATGGGAACCAGGTGTCAGTGTCTAGGTCGTAGACAAACCCTGGTTTTGGATCAGTAGTGTTAATAGTAGCCATTTGAATCTCCTCTGGTTTATTATATCAGATATTACTCTGATGCCTGGATTTCTTCCCAGTTTAAAACATCTTCGTTCCATTTATAGTGTTTAGGGTTTTCTGGGTCAAAATCAGGGTATGAAACTGGTGCTTCCCAAACTTTAAGATCTTCATTTTTAATCCAAGATAGGAATGGTTGCGGTGGGAAAAAGGTAAAACCATCATATGTGCTTCCAACAACAACTAATTCATCAAGTTCTACAATGCTATCTGCTGAGTATTCGTTTTTAAAAAAATCAACAAGTTCTTGTGGTGGATTATCAAAAACAATAATATTTGATACAATATTGTTTTTTATAACTGCATATTCCTTATTTGACATATACAACTACCCTTCCGCTTCCTCCAGCACCCTGTGTTCCGCCTACTCCGTTTACGTTTGATGAATTTCTTTGATCATAATATCCTGCTTGACCGCCACCTCCACCGCCACCGCCACCAGTACCACTGCTTCCAGAACTGGCAGCGTTTCCATTTGCTGGAGGGTTTATATTTGCTCCACCGTTTCCACCAGCACCTCCACCAGCAGATCCTCCAGAACCTCCGCTCTGTCCATTGCTATTCTGAAAAAATCCAGAATTGGTTCTGCTTCCGTAGGCACCAGATCCACCACCACCGCCGCCACCACCAGACTGTATGGTTGTTAGTCCTGTAGCATTTAAAGTAAGATTTCCCCCAGATAGACCGCCTCTAGGTGCAAATACATCTCCACCTGCTCCTCCTTGCGCTGTTACTCCGCCAGCAACATTTGTTGAGCCATTAGATAGAGTAGAGTAGTTGTTGCTGCCTCCATTTGCTGTAGCATAACTACCAAAAGAGGAAGATCCATTTTGTCCACCAACACTAACCGAAACAGTTGCTCCTGGGCTTAGACTTAAATCTTGAAATGCTGCTCCACCTCCACCAGAAGATCCTCTTCTCCAAGAATTTCCAGCCGCTCCGCCGCCACCTCCGCCAATCACATATGCAGCAACTTTGCTCTTACCAGCAGGCATTGTAAATGTACCAGAAGAATTAAATGTTGTAGATAGAGTATATGGAAGTGCTGTCGTTACAGAGTTAGATGCAGCAGAAGCAGTAGATGTTCCGTTAGCATTAGTTGCTGTAACGGTATAAGTTCTTGATCCATCTGATGTTTCTGTAACTGTAACTGAACCTGATGAACTTCCTGTTGCACCACTTGTTGATGTTGCTGTAAATGTAGATACTGCTTTACCACCAGTTGCACCTGCTGTAAATCCAACAGAAACTGTTCCTGTAGTACCACTTGCAGTTCCAATTGTAGGTGCTTGTGGAACGGTAGTTGCAGTGGCACTTGATACAGTAGATGCATCTGAAGTTCCAGCAGCATTTATAGCAGAAACCCTATAATAATAAATTTGTGCACTTGTTAAAGATGTATCAGAATATGTTGTTGCCCCTGATGCTGTATTTGCTACTAAAGTAGAGTATGAAGATCCATCAGTAGATCTTTCAATAAAATACCCTGAAATTGTTGCACCGTTATTTCCAGGTGCCGTCCAAGATAAATCGATTCGTCCATTATTAAATGCTCTTGATGTTCCAAAATCTGTAGCAGTTAATCCTGTTACTTGATTTGGTTTTGCAGCACCAGCGTAGCCAAAGGCTCTATTTGATCCTGCTCCACGAGTTCCTAGAAATGGCACCCTCTATCCCCCTTATGCAAACTTGGTTTGAGATGCTAATGCTGTATATGTTGCGCTTCCAGTTTTAATAAGTGTAACTGAATAAATATCAATACTGTTGATATTTCCAGCAGCAGGTACTGCACCGTTTTGCCACTCTACTGTGACTCCAGATGTTGTTCCATCAACTTGAAGTTCTGTCTGATAATATGCTGTACCACCATTTGTTACAAGAAATGCAACAGTAAGTGATTTTCCAGTACCCATAACTGAGTTGAGTGTGGTAGATCCATCTCCACGCAAATTAAGTGTCCAGTTTCCTGTAGCATTTGATGTGTAGTATGTAACTGCTCCATTTGTTAAAACATCATAGTTTACTGTACCAGTTGCTGCTGTTGCAGATACCGTCACATTTTCCATCATCTGCCAGATTGAAGCAGTTCCAGTAATAACTGGTGCTGTTAGGTTTGCAGATGTTAAAGTCTTATTTGTAAGTGTCTCGGTACCTGCAACTGTTGCAAAGTCTGCATCTGTTACTGCGCTGTTGAATTGTGCAATTGTTCCTGTTACTGTATTTGAACCAAGTGCAACTGACTTGTTTGTTAATGTTTGTGTGCTCGCTGCTGAATCAACCCAAGCAAGTCCTGAAGTTGTTGAAGAGTTAACATTAAGAACAAACCCATTTGTAGAAGCAGCAGATAAAATAGTTACTGCATCATTTGCACTTCCTGCAATTAAATCACCTTTTGCTGCAATAGCAGCAGTTGGAATATATGGATTTGCTGCAATCTCTGTTGCATCTCTGTCTACCCAGATAACTCCAGATGTAAGAGATGTTGTTGGAGCAGAGTTTGTAAATACTGAGGTTGCAGATGTTGGTTGTCCACCTACTGTGCCATTTGAATCTACCCAGATAAATCCATCTGGAATCTCTGGTGGTGTAAAGTCTGCTGGTGCTGGCTCTGTGTTATCTACCTCTCCACCAGATGATGGACGGTTCTCAAGAGCAGTAATGTCTGTTTGAATATCATAAATGGTCTTTGCCATAGAAGGGCTTACAAGTGATGCTGGTGATGTATTAGCAGGGTCATAAGTATATGAACCATAGTGGTATGCACGTAGTGCTGCTTGGATATCTGCTGAATCAGTATATCCTGGAATTGCTGTTGGTATTAACGTACCAATTGACTCTGTTGCCATTAGATCACCTCTTGAAAATTATACCATATTATGATACTGCACCCGCTTCAACAATGGTAATGTTGAAGTGAATTGTAACTGACTCATCTAGTGCCGACCATGCAGCGCCAGCATACTCAACGGCCTCAAGGTTAATGACAAGATTAGTTCCTGCACCTACTAGTGCTGGAATCTGCATTGCTGAAGCAACTGGATTGGTATGGGCGATGCTGTATTGCACACTAAAGTTATCCGATGTTAGCGGGGTACCAGTAACAGTTACAATATCTGCTACTGGAATAACAACTTCTGCACTGCCTGCCTCAAATGTGACCTGTGCATTTTCTGAATATACTGAAGGATAAATATCAAGTACTTCTACCCAAACATTTCCACCAGGCTCTGATCTATACTGATATAAATATCCTAATTCTCCACCAGGAGATGTATTTATATATAAATCGTTTAAATTTGGGGTTTGTCCAATATTTATTGAGTTTGGATTTCCTACTCCGACAAAAAACTGGCTTCCACGAATTCCTTGTGGTCCAATATCTACAAGAAGTTCAACTATTGCAGGTGGCGCAAAAATTGTAACATCGTCATTATTTAAAACGACATTTGTCATTACGCTGCTCCAGTTACTTGCTCTGTTACCGAGATTGTTCCTGTAACGATTGTATAAATTGTAGAAGGGCCAGAAGTAATCTGTACGTCATAAACATACGACCCAGCATCTAATGTTCCACCAACACCTGGCAAAATTGTGCATGTAACTGTATCGTTTACTGCGCTGACTACTGCCTGTGCTTCAACAGAAAATGCTGGATTATCTCCACGGGCTGATGCAATAAAAAATTCAGCGGTATAACCAGTTAGATCAAATGCTGCTCCACTAGAATTCTTTGGACGAATAACAAACTCATTTGTATCACCCTTGTAATAACTAAAATTATATGTACCTGGAAATGCCATGTTAGCCCTTTACCTTAAAAATCTTGTTGTTTACTTTAATAAGTGGAGGCAAGTTTTCTTTGTTGTTACTAATTTTAACAACTGGTGATAATGTAATCATTATAGACTTCCTCCTGGTGTAATATCGCCTAGTACACATATTGTACCAATAACTGGTGTCCAAATTGTGTCATTTGGCCCATCTGTTGGAATTGTTATCTGTAAATCAAATGGCAATTCTGCTACCACTGATTTATATGTTGTTCCCCATTTTTCTGTAAGGCATGAATCTGCTGTAATAACCGCAGAGC